GCAAAAGTGGGTAAGAAGAATTACATCTATCCTCATCCCATGCAAGATGCTGTAAATTGGTGGCGAGCACAACAAGGTTGGGACAAAAAAGAAATTACGGTAGGAGAATGGTGGACATGGCAATCGGAATAATTCAGATAGGTCTTAAAAGATTTTATGATACTGCTAAACCAAATCATAAAAAATTATATGATACTCTCAATAAAAGATACGGAATAACAGTATACGATTTTTATCGTGATACAGCCGATCCCAAGTGTCCATTTTACCAAAGTGGTAAGGTACAGGTTTATGATTTTTTAAAAGCAAAAAATCATGTCAAAGAAGAAGTTTTTATTAAAGTTAGATCTGATGCTTATTTCACTCGTACCTCCATAGACATCATTTGCAAAGAAATTGATAATATTATTGCAGGCGAATCCGACATTGTGTTTATGGGCATTGATTTTATGAATGACTATGCCGAAATACATAAACGAGAAGATGCTAGGACTGTTCACGGTCACAAAGTTACAGACTTTGTAGTAGTGGCTAGAAAAGATAAGGTTGCCGATACTGATGAAATTATAGATTTATTAAGTCATAGTGTTAAAGATAAAAGTGGGAATAAAACATATAATTTAATTTTAACCCATGATGCTATAGCCAAGAAAGTCAGTACCCAAATTTATATTCTTAGAAAAGAATACTCAGAATGTGACAATTGGCAAATATACTGGGACTGGTGCAGTCAGTACCGAAAATCTCCAGTAGCTCAAGATTGGGTAAAGAATAATGCAGATACAATTAGGAGTTTTTAATGCCAAGTGCATATTACTTACAAAGTGTAGAATTAGGAAAACAATTCCAACTGAATAACAGTAGTTGGGGTGGCGACGATTGTAAAAATTATCACAATCAGATTAGAGTCCTGATGGACAAATACAATGCTAAAACTGTTTTAGATTATGGCTGTGGCAAAGGTAGACAATATACAAATATAGTTTCATACGGAATGCCGCACGATCAAGTAACAGAACCAATGACATTTCAAACTAGGATAAATGCAGAAAGTGTTTATAAGTTTGATCCCTGCGTAAAAGAATTTGAAATAGAACCCATAGGACAGACATTCGATGCTGTTATTTGCACACAGGTATTAGGCAGTATTCCCGATGTTGATATGCTCTGGTTGAGTGATAAGTTAATGAACTATGCTACTAAATTTGTATTCATAGGTCTACATAAACCAGACAAACCTGTAAAATCTAAAAAACGAATGTACGATGCTAACTGGATAACATATCCTAGAAGCATAGAATGGTATCAAGAACAATTTGCTAATTGGACTGGTCCAGACTTATATTGGTGGTTTAGAGATACCGTGCATCCGGCCAATGATTGGTATTCAATAGAAAAAGGAGGTCTCGCAGATGAAAGTAGGATTTAATTGCAGTAGTTTCGATCTGCTACATGCAGGTCATGTAACTATGTTAAAGATGGAGAAGGAATTGTGCGACTATCTTGTAGTTGCACTACAGATTGACCCGACCGTCGATCGTCCTGGAATTAAAAATAAACCAGTACAAAGTGCATACGAACGATATGTACAGCTACAGGCTTGCAAGTATGTTGATGAAATCTTAATCTACGAAACAGAGTTTGATTTATTACAGTTATTGCAAACACAGACAATCCATATTAGATTTTTAAGTGAAGAATATTTAAATAGAGATTTTACAGGTAAACAGTATTGCATGGACGTGGGAATCGAATTGCACTACCATAAACGTGGTCACAAGTATTCTTCCAGCGAGTTACGTGCTAGAACAGCAAAGTTAGAAAATGCCAAGGATGCCGATAATACCCAAGCATTACCACAATACTCACCTGAATTAATAAAACCAAGAGACGCACAATGATTACATTGATTGGCCACGGGTATGTTGGCAACCAGATTAAAAAAGAATTAGAACATCAAAATATTCATCACGAATGGATCACTCATGCGCAGTCAGTGCCGGTCGGTACCACAGCAATCATCAATGCTGCTGGATATACAGGATCACCAAATGTCGATGCTTGTGAACACCATAAACAAGAAACCATCAACGGCAATGTAGTATTTCCATTGCAATTAGAAGCAGCAAATCCTTTCATACCTGTTGTACACATTACCAGCGGGTGTGTGTACACTGGTTATAAAGATGGTGGCTGGACTGAGGAAGATGCTCCCAATTTTGATTTCAACAATGGATCTTTTTACAGTGGGTCGAAAGCATTGTTCCAAACTTTAATGACTCCGTACCTTACCAAATCATATCTGCTAAGAATCCGCATGCCATTTGGCGACACACATGAACCCAAGAATATTTTTACAAAACTATCAAACTATCAAAAACTAATTGACTACGAAAACTCGTTTAGTTACATAGTTGATGTGGCCAAGGTAGCTGTGTACTTTGCAGTGAATAAACCGGCCAGTGGAATTTATAATGTTTGTAATCCAGGATCTGCTACTACTAAACAGGTTGCTGATAAACTTGAATTAGATAAAGAATGGTTTACACGAGAAGAATTTAAAGCAGCCACAGTTGCTCCAAGATCTAATTGTGTTATGAATGTTGATAAATTATTTTCAGTATTTCCAATTCAGCACATTAGTGATGCGCTAGATACTGCTATTGGTAAACTACGTTAAGGTTATAATTTTAATTCTTCGGTCACCCAGTTTGAAATCCACTGTGCTCCATCAGTCCCGAAATGAAATCCTTTGTCTATGACTAGATCTAAAAATTTTTCAGTACCTAATAGTTTCTCCACACACGGTATATTTTCTAATCCCGGTACTTCTCTATAAAGTTTTCTGTGAAAGAATACTAGATCGGATAAAGATTTTGCTCTGTGAGAAAATGCTCTATACTCGGGATCAAAATGATTTTGATCTTCATGCATAACCATAAGATTTTTTAGTAACTGATATTTTTCTGCCGTGAAAGGATTAGAGAAGTTTTCTCTGGTTTGTCTTTTTCCGCTGACACCATTAAAGGGCCAAATGCCTTTGATGCTCATCGGTAATACCCAATAATTATCTGAAATTTGTAATAAGTCTTGTTTAAGATTTAATTTAAATCCCTGATCATAGAATGTCATTCTTGTTGGTTCGGTGAGTTGTGTTATGACTACATCTGATTTTAATTGTTCAGACATTTGATCAATCATGTTTAACGAAAATAATACGCTAGTAGCTTGCCTTCCAAAATTATAGACCTTTAAATCTGGCCTAGACAATGATAGTTGGTAAGGCCACGATTCTCTAGGTTCGGCGTCCGCTAGAACACCGCCTGTAAAACTACAACCGAAACACGATATAACTTTTGACATTATTTGATATAAGGCAAGAACTGTTTGTAAATAAGACCTTGTCGACTTTCTTGATCAGTCCAATGACACGCAGCAAGATCATTAATCCACTGGCTTCTATCGGGTTGTTTTGAATGATCAATATCTCCGATGTTATAATTGGCAACATCCCAACACACACTACTGCTGTCATCAACCCATAACGGAACACCTTCTAAGATTGATGCAACTCCGCTACTGCTGTTAAACACAAATGCTGCCTTGGCACGTCTTAGATCGTGTTCTATCGGAATCTTGGTGCTGTCGCTGATTGTCACTCCGGGCCGTAACAGTGGTGTTAGATCTGCTATTTTTCCTGGATGCGGTCTAAGCACAATTGGAAGATTAGATACTTTTCTTACTGCTTCTATTTTTTGTCTTGTCCATTCTACAGGACTTTGACCTTTCATACTCCACCCGCCGTCACGTTGCACTAAGAATAAAATATATTCTCCGTGTCGTTTCCAGTCTTTCATTTCTAGTCCAATATCACTGGATAAAATATCCCAACGAGAAGAGTCAGAGTTTTTATTAGCGTATTCGCTTGAGTCGTAATCAACACCGTTAATACTGTATCTTAGATATTTGCTGTCAAGGTCTTTGAATTTAAAGCAATTGGCGTCTATGGCCATAATGTGATTATTTTGTTGCCGCTGATGTTCAACTATCTTGGCACGTAATTTAATATTTTCTGTCGTTTGGATCGGACTCGGCCAACCAAGAATTACTGCTAGTTTTGCACGTTGTATCACGTATTGAGTTTCGATATGTACCCGAGCTCCGTGCGATTTTGCACCATCGGCAAATGCTGTGAGGGTATCTACCTTTCTACCAGGCGTTTGTTTATGTAAGGAACTTAGGTAAACAACAACATCAAACATTATTATCCTTGATTAGGTTGCCAGAGAGTTATATCATTATCATTCAAGATACGCCATGCAGTTCCGTCTCTCATTTCTGCTTCAGAGAATTGACAGTATGATAAGTGTGCAGCCCATGCTTCGACTTCCTCAGCCTCTGGAAATTTCGGAGTTTCGATTAATGAAAGATCTGATAAACTCACTGCATGTGCAGCATTTGGCCCAAGGGTAAATGCTGGTTTACCTAATAATATTGCTTCGGTTGCCGCAATACTATTGAAAGTTACAAGACAATGTACGTCGTTTGCAAGAGCCATTTCCATGGTATCTGTTGCAGTTCGCTCACGGCGACTGACTTTATTTCGAACAACAATTGGACGATCAGTATATGTTTTAATTGTCGCAATAGTTTCTTGCATCCATATGTCTAGATCGAGACCAAATGCACTCATCGCCTTGGCACTTGGAGGACATAATAAAATGTTACGTCCTTTTCTAAATTTACTACGGTGCCAACCCGTTGCTTCTAAACGATCAAACGGTCTTTCAATAACAGGACCAATGTTTTGCATGGCGTTTTTAGTGATGCGATGAAAGAACTTTTTACGAACATTACCAAAATATCCAGTATCAATATAGTAATAATCTCTGCCTTTTTCTGCACAGGCCCGCATATGTTTAGCCTTAGTGATGCCTCTAAAGACAACCGGAACCATTGACTCTGATATTTTATCATAGTTAGTGATTGTGCCACCGCACCCAAGAATAAAAGATTCCATGTATGGATCCCAACCCACACCCTTGCCGTCGTTGGGATCTCTACCGCCGTCAACGGCTACTGCTGCATTATTGTCTAACATTTTAATATCCTCAATTACATTGTCAACGGTGGTATTATAAATTTCTCCGGAAGGATCAACTCTATACTTTAATATTTTTTTAAAAACAGTTTCAATCTCTTTAGGTATGTGAGTAAACAAACTAGGTTGAAACACTGGTTTTAACGATTCGACCATGGCGGCATGCTCAACAGCCCATTGATAACCATACTCGCAGTGTTTGTAATTATCAAACCACGGACCGCCCTCTGTGTAATGAATAGCCTTGGCACGGCCATCTTGAGGCTCATGATACCAGTTTACTAACCAATTATATTCATGAGATATTTCTCCGATTAAATCATCAGCTAGCCATCGGAATCTATGAAAAAATTGACCTGAGTTATGTTCATTATTGACTACCTCGGGTGTAAGAGTAGTGTTAGCTGGGTGCCCGCAATTCCATAGAATCATAGAACTCCAGTTTTTTCTTGGGTACGGCATCTGTTTGCACCCATCCATTTTATCGCCTTCTTGCGGAGTGTAATCGTGTTTTACACACATGACAGCATACCGATCGTCGGCCTGATTAAATATTTCTGTAACATCACATTGGAATAGAAAGTCGCAGTCAACAAAAATTGCCCATCCGCTGTAGTCTGTTAGATGAGGAACAAGAAATCGAGTAAATGTAAATTCTGTGGAACTTAATGTATCTGGTACTCTGGTATAAATTCCAGCTTCTCTTAATTCGGATTGCTTAAGGGGAATAACTTCAACGCCAACACTTCTAGCCTTGATACTGTATTCACACACTCGATAAGCAATATCTTCGCGCGGATCATACCCAACAAAAACTTTCATAAATTTCCTTGTATCATGTTTAATGCAGCGCCAGTCCGTAATTCAATATTATGGAATTGGCCGTATGCCAAGTGGCAGGCCCAGCTATGTAATTTATCTTGATCTGGATAGTAGGGTTTTTCGATTTGACTTAAATCGGTAGATGCTACCGGTTTGGCAGCGTTACAAGGTGCTAGTACAAATACAGGATAGCCATACATGACAGCCTCGGTAGCAGCATTGGAGTTGAAAGTTACTAACGCAAATACATCATCATCAAGGGCTTGCTTTAGTGTATTACCAACTGTGCGATCGATACGTTTAGGAGCACGTTCGCGTATTTCTATAGGTCTATCTGTGTATTTTTTAATTGTTTCGATGGTATCGTTAGTCCATTGTTCTAAATCAATTCCGTAAAACTTGCAGGGTTTTTCATCAGGTTTTGCTATTAAAATCTTTCTTCCTGATTTTTTCCAGGGTTCGATAGTTTTGTTAAATTGTTTCCATCGATCGTCTGGTCTAGACACAATTTCATCGTGTTGAAGATTATTTTTTACAATGCGATGCCAATATTTCCATCCGTTGGGATTCAGTGAATTAACTTCATTGCCAAAATATCCAGTGTCCATATAATAGAAATCTCGGCCTTCCTTCCAACAGCGTTTCATTATTTTATGTTTTAATATTCCGCGCAATATAATAGGCTGGTTTGAATCTTCATAAACAAAATCGTCCGTAGATGTTATTTTTCCTCCGCAGGATCTTGCTAATTTTTCTATATAATCGTCTTCACCATCTTTGCTTAAGAAAATCCAATCTTTCATTTTCTTTCAATATCCTCTTCTGTGCATTGTTCACCGAATTGAATTTCAATAACTTTCAACGGTGTTTCGCTTTTGTTAATCAACTGATGCCATTCCTCTCTACCGATATATGTCTGCATGTTTTTCATCACAAAGTTTTTCATCACTGTATTGTTATCTGTATCTAGGGTATTAATTGTTGCAGTGCCTTCAGTTACAAACCAATGCTCATAACGATGTTGATGGCGTTGCATTGATAAACTACATCCAGGATTAACTGTAAGTTCTTTTACTTTTACGCCTGGACCGTCTTGATGTAGTACACGATAATATCCCCAAGGCCGTTCTGTCTTAGGTGCTTTCCATTCTTGGAGTATCCAACTACTTGAATTCTTTTTATCATCGCCGCCAACGCCAAACACAAACTCAACATTGTCTATGCCACTGTTCATTTCTGGAATGTTTGTCTGTGTTCGGTCTCCGCCGTTGGCAAAAACAATAAGATCCTGTGGGTAACTTTGTCGAACCATCCAGAGTGCATGTTTTGCTGATCCGTCAGCATCATTGAAGTCTATGACAAAATCTACTCCTACAATATTACGTACAATTTCTGCACGTTCTTTGTAGGGTAAGAAAGGAGCTCCTTTCTTACGGGTTAACCATGCATCTGAGTTAACCCCAACAACAAGGATATCACCTAATTGTTTAGCTGAGTTGAAGTAGGCAATATGCCCAGAATGAAGGGGATCAAATCCCCCTGTGATTAGTACAATGCGTTTCATGCAGATATTTATCTGCGTATATTATACCGTATTTAAAGACTGGCGTCTTCTAGACCCGACACTCGTAGTTTAACAATGTTACTTAAATGCCATTGTTTCTGATCAAGTGCTTTGATAATACCTAACCACTTGTTGCGAAGTAGGGCGAAATCGTTGATAATCTTTTCAAAATCTACAACGTCAGCTTCACCTTCTACAAACTTTTCACAGTCTCTAGAAGATAAAGCTCGTTGATAGTTTTCTAAATACTTGCGAAAATGCTGACTACGAAGTCTACGAAGTTCAATGTTTAAGTACTCAAGGATACCTTCAATTTCTTGAAGTTGATTAAAGCGTTCTTCCACGATGCCAGGCATTTGCGAACTTGCCTTCTCGATGTTACCCGCTATGCGGACATCTTGTTTTGCT